TTACAGTATCACGAAGTATATATAGAATTTGAATGTCGACCAATCACAGAATTGTATACTATATTGGAAACAAAGTCTGGACAAGAGAAACAGATTGGTGAAAGAATAGCCCCGAATCCGACATCAAGTCATCACCATATTGGAAATTTTATTACTTCGGTTCCACAAGAATCTTTTTCACCCGATATGACTTCCTTACAAGACGGAACATCGAATCTCCAGGGTTGGAATCAAGACTGTCATGTTGTCGCAAACTACATATATCTCGATGAAGAAGAAAGACGAAAGTTTTCGTTATCTACTCATGATTATCTTATCGAACAAACGAACCGTCTAAGTTTTACCGGTTTGAGGGGAACAAGATCTTTGAAGCTGCAATTTGACCATCCAGTAAAATATCTGATTTGGTGTGGTCAGCGCTCGGATGTTTCTCAAAGATTCAATGGACATAATAATTATACTAATTGGGATGACGAGTATATTCCTCCAGGTTCAGCTGCATATATACGAAGACTTGGCGAAGATGATGCGGATCCACTATATTACACAAGAGATGCGAATGGTATCAACACAAGCTCCACATTGGATTCTAATGGTGGCCGTGCGCTGATTCCAACCAAATTCAATTTCAGCTTATATCAAAAAGATATCATCGATTCATCTCGGTTATTGTTTGATGGTGTTGAACGGTATGCATCGAGTGATGCGAAATTTCATCAATCTTTTCAGGCGTTTCAGCATAATATGAAAACTGATAAACATGGCTTAGAAATGTATAGTTTTGCAATTGAACCTGGTATATATAATCCTTCAGGAACTTGCAATTTTTCGCGTATCGAAAATGTCTTATTGGAAGTAAAGACTATGGCGCCACCCCCTGTTGTTTCACTCGAGCCCGAGCCCGAGCCCGAGCCCGAGTCCGAGCCCGAGCCCGAGCTTTCTCCTTCAGGCATTTCAGATGATATCGAATTTGCAACATATGATTACAATTTATTTGTATACGCTATAAATTACAACGTCTTGCGAATCCAAAGCGGGATGGCATCGACAGTCTTTGCAAATTAATCGTGCGTTTAAATTTTTCAAATAAAAAAATGTAAATAACTTAAATGGTAGAAGAAGAAAAGCACGGTGAAACCTTAAACGATGACCTTGTCAACAAAATCATGAATGAATTAGATGAGACGAAGATTCAAACAGATCCTGTCTTCGAACAAGAAGATGTAAAACCGATTATCAATGATGACTCTTATGACGCTGAGGAAATCGCAAAATCCAAAAAGATGAAAAAGAGTTCTAAGAAACGAAAGAAGCCTTTGATCATTGAATATTCATCGGATGATGAAGATTTTGAACCAGTAAAACCGATCGTCAAAAAGAAAAAATCATCCAACAATGTAGATAACAATGTAGATAACAATGTAGATATAGTTCCCGGTCCGAGTTTCGAAGACAAGTTCAAAAACATCGTCGGAGTTCTCAAGAAAACTCTGCTCATTGCGTTTGTTTTTTTCGTATTTCTGTCATTGAAGCCTAAATTCACATCATTTCTTTCAGTGAAGATTCCGTCAATCAACCTTGTTAACGACTTTGGCGATTTGAATATGATGGGGATATTTGTATTCAGTTTTTTGTTTTCTGTCGGAATATTTGTGGTAAGTCTTTACAATAATAAAAGCTAAGGTGCGTTTGAAATCTACCATTTTTAGATATTTATTAAGTATATATTAAAATGTCGGATGATAATGAATATATTGATGAATACACATCCATAAATTTCAATGAATTACGTGTAAAGAAGGGGAAAAGACTTGAAGGAGGATGTATCGAGCTCAATGTTTTAACGAATTCAAAAGAACCCGTATATTTTGCTATGCCTGTTTTTCGTATAGGAGATGAATTAAATATTTCATCCATATCTAAAAATGGTTTCTTGAAACTTGACCTAGATTACTCTTATGATAAGCATACTGATTTTAAAGAGTTCCTGAAAGAACTCGACGAATGGACATCCAAGACTGTGATTAGAAATTTCGACGAATGGTTCGGTCATCAGTGGAGAAAAGGTGGGTGTTTCTATGGTAAAAACCCCATAGCAAAATCAACCTTAAAGAAGATGCATCAACCGCTTTTAAATGAAAGTGCTTTCACAGTTAGGGTTCATCAAAAGAAGCAGAATTATGTATTTGAATATGTAGATACTGAACAGAATGACTTGGAAAGGAGCACCTTGAACAATTGCTATGTTGTACCTCTGGTAGAACTCAAGACTATATTCATGAAATCAAATGGATATAATGTTGATCTTGTTCTTCGTGGTTTAGTACGATTGACAGATGAAGAGTATGTCAAAAGCATTGAAGACGAAAAGAATGAAACGTTGTTTTCTCAAGATGAGGAAAACAATGTAAATTATACTGATTACGCGACTGATGACGAAACTTTAGCATCAGAGTATAACGAAGATGAAGAACTCGAAACGGACGATGAGACCGATGAAGAACTCGAAACAGATGACGAAGACGCCGAAGACGCCGAAGACGCCGAAGACGCCGAAGACGCCGAAGACGCCGAAGACGCCGAGGAAGAAAACCCCGAGGATGATGAGTGTAACGAAGACGCAGAAGATAACGAGGACGCAGAAGACAACGATGACGCAAAACCTGTTGAAGAGCCAACTGAAGAGCCAACTGAAGAGCCAACTGAAGAGCCAACTGAAGAACCAACTGAAGAGCCAACTGAAGAACCAACTGAAGAACCAGCGGAAGAGCCCGTTGAAGAATCACAGAAGGAATCCACGCAAGATACAGGTGAAACTGAAAGAGAAAAGATCCTACGTGAATTTAAAGAAGAGCAGGAAAAGGCTCTTGCGTCCATGTACGAAAGAATGTCGAAGATGTAAGTAAACTGAAAATCCGTAGAAAAGAACATATAAAAATAAATATATACAGGATAATGGCATAGATTCAGACTAGTCTAGATGATTGACAAACTCAAGAAAAGGATCTCTAAATACTTTTCAGGGAATCAAACTGTGAAAAAACACAAGAAGTACGATATAAAGAAATATTTGAACAAAAAGAAATATAACGAAAAACTAACGCCAAGAACATTGATCAATGTAATCACAGAATTCAAATTCTTTCAAAAAACGTTACTGAAATACAAGGAATTCGATATAAGATTGCCAATCATACCGGAGTTCGTAACTGAAAACCTTTGCATGCTTTGTATAAAGAATATTCTTGGTGATAAGAGTGTCACACGCAAGTGTGTAGGTGATCTTGTAAGTGAAGAATTTGGTTTGATAGAAGTTAAGGCTTTCTCCAGTAATGCTCCAAATTCATTCAGTACTAAAATGAAATGGAATTCTCTTTTTTTTTGCGATTGTAGATCTTTCGAAAAAAACGTGATTACTATATATAAGGTAAATATGGAATTATGTGCTTTCAAACGATTGAAAGTCACGAATGATAAGACTTTCAAGGATTGCGAGGATATCAAACAGAGAGCTAAAGTGTCTTTTGAAAATTTGAAAGTACAGGAATCTTTCAAATATGATAAGATTTTTGAGGGAGATTATAAGAAACTTCTCGTTACCACTTAAATCATATAAATATAAAGCGTTCATTGAAACTATGGATAACACACTTTTTATTGATACAGGCTATTTCGCATTCTACAGATATCATGCAGCAAAACGCTGGTTGAGCTTTAAGGAAGAGTGTGATCAAGAAAATCCTTGGCAAAATGAGGAAATCTTTCGGGATTGCTTAATGAAGCAAGTTCTAAAGCATATCAAAAAGTACTGTAAAAATAGGAAGAGAATTTTTATTGCACTAGAATCTCTGGATGGATCGAAAAATTGGCGAAAAGATATTTGTGAGCATTACAAAGCGAATCGGGTTAAAAACTCAGATATTCACGGATTCATGAAATATCTTTATACTTATCTGCGTGAATTTGCAAGCAATAGTAGTAATTGTGAAATTCTTCACAAAACTTGTCATGAAGCGGATGACTTGATTGCATTAAAATGTAGGGAAGTCTTAAACGAGAATCCACAGGAAGATATCACAATACTCACATCAGACAGTGATTTTCTCCAGCTTGTTGAAACCCAAAACAATGTAAAACTTATGAACGCAACAGAAAAGATTATAAGTGACAAACCGATTGTAGGCCAACTATATTTGAAACACAAGATTCTCGAAGGAGATACGGCGGATAATATAGCCCCCGTTTTTTCTGGAAGAAACCGCAAAAAAAGAATAAATGCTATCATCGATAAAATAAAGTTCATTTCATTGGATGAGGTTAATGAAACTTATTTTGAAAGCATTGAAGATTGCCAAAGATTCAAAAAGAATAGGGCACTCATTGACTTTTCATCGATAATCACGTAAGATTCGAAAAAAAGAATCATTGATTTGATAATTACAATGAATCTGAAAATAGAACACTCAGATCAAAAACTTCAGATTTAATTCGCTTCTGTTTTTCTGATTGGATTTCTTGTTGTTTGAGAATGGAAGTACGTTTCAAATTGCGCAACCTTCTACGCTCATCGCGTAAAGTATTGTTTTCTTGAACACTTTGTACTTTAATAACATTGGATTCTTCTTCACTTTCATCACAATATTCGTTGTAGTAAAGTGCATTTTCGACAGCAAGTAGAAGTTCCGATTTGAGCATACGACTCACATTTGGAATATCTAACTTCTTTTTAGCAATTATTGCTTTCAACTCTTTAATGGTAAGATCATCCAAATTCGACTTTCCACATATATCTTGAACAACGTTTTCAATCGGAATCATCGGATCGATCCGAATTTTTTTCAAGTTTTCTTGATCACTATCATCACGTTTTCTTTTACCAGTTTTCTGGATTGCAAGATATGACGTTTGTTTACTCTCTAACTTCTTGTAAAATGGATGGATCCACTCAGAATCATTCTCGTAAACTTCATCATCATCAATACTCGACTTCGATAAACAATCTGATAGATCATCAATATCAATTACTCTTGATCTCATTCCTTTATTCGTATTTAGATTTTTATATCAAATCATATAGACCTCTTATCATTTTAAGCTCATTTAACTACCATTTTTTACTATTTCCATCTATTTCTACCGTTTTTAAACATTTTCAACCATAACTCATTCAGCGAACAAAATTAACAAAAATGGACATATAATATACTTGAGTTCATCATACTGTAGTGTATCGATGAGAAAGCATGTATCTAAAATATGAGAGTTTAGATAAAAACGACAAGAAACGTCGTGTGTATGATATCGAAAATTATTATCAACCGCAAATCTGTCCTGTTTGTAACAAGAACAAATTTCAAAGGACAAACGAAAAAGTTAACAATAAGAAACGCAATTGTTGTAAAAAATGTTGACATTGCTGTGAAATTGCTATGAAATTGCTGTGAAATTGATGTGAAATTGCTGTGAAATGCTGTGCTGATCGGCCGCATTTTTTTTATATGAATAATAATAATGGAAATGGGCGACATCGAAAAGGTAGAAAGCATTCGTTTTGGTATTTTAAGCGAAACAGATATCAAAAAACAATCAAAAAAGAAAATCTTTACTTCAAAACGATATACGCCAAATGATATCCCCTTTCCCGGAGGACCAATCGATAATGATATTGAGGATGAATATGGTCATATTGAGTTGAGCGCCCCGGTTTTTAACCCTTACTTTTTCGACAGCATAACGAATCTACTTCGTGTTGTTTGCTATCATTGTAGTAACAATCTTTTTAGAATGCGTGAAAGTGACGACATGGATCTAGCTTATAAAATCAAACTACCATCAAATGAGGAAATCAAATCTTGTAAAGACCCGGTCTTGTCCTTGTGGAAATACAAAAACACTATCAAAAGTAATAATAACAAACCCATCAAATGCCCGTTTTGCAAATCTGATCAGCCTAAGAAATATTCGTTTGGTTCGTATAGTGTGGGCAAACACAAATTAGCAAACACAATCGTTGGAGAATTCGGCAAGGACACAGAAACAATCCTATTTACTCCTGAGTATATATATGCACTTTTTGAAAAGATAACTGAAGAAAACATGAAACTTTTTGGTTATAATCCTGTCTATTCAAGACCATCATCTATGGTTTTACATTCTATTCCAGTGGTGCCATTAAATATACGCAAAGCGAATACGTTGCCAAATGGTCAAAAAGCTCACAATCATATTACATTGGCATACGAAAAGGTCATCGACATGAATGACAAGCTCGAGAATATGAAAGACGAAAAAAGCTTTGAAACATGGCGTTCATTTTTATCAGACGAAATCTATAAACTATTTGACAATAAAACGGAAAACCCCTTCACTCCAGATCCTTCACTGAACACGTTTGGGCATCGGATAAACGGGTTTGAATCTAAATCATCACGTATTTCGGAAACATTATTGAGCCGCCGCGTTCAAAATTGTGCTCGTTCCGTTATCATTCCCGATGCATCCATGGATGCTGATCAGATTGGTATGCCTCAGCATATGGCTATGAAACTCACCGTCCCAGAGACGATCACATCTTCGAATATAGGAAGATTCCAAAATTTCGGAACAAATACAGAATATCCTATGATAAAACAAATACAGCAACGAGGTTCTAATGAAATAATAAACTTTAAGAAATTCAAGTTCGGTA